CTAAACTCACTGTGGATATCTGGGTTGAAGATCATCTTCAAGAATTTTCACACATTCAAGGATTTAGATTCTTTAATGTTTATGGGGATGGAGAGGAAGATAAGCTGAAGAGAAATCAATCATCACCTGTGACCAAGTTCATCCATCAAGCAAAAACACAAGGAAAGATCACATTGTTTGAAGGATCAAATCATTCATTGCGTGATTTTGTTTCTGTTGATGATGTGATTAATGTTATGATGAATAATGATAAGCCCTCAGGTGTTTATGATCTTGGAACATCAAACCCTATTAGTTTTTTGAAGGTGGGTAAAATCATTTCAGAATGTTATAATGTTCCAATTGAAACTATTCCTTTTCCAAAACATCTTGAAGGTAAGTATCAATTTCACACCTGTGCAAACACAGAATGGAATCATGAGTTTATGAGTGTTGAATCTTATGTCAAAAATAGTTTGGGTTAATGGTTGTTTTGATCTACTCCATCCTGGTCACATTGAACTTCTTAGAGTTGCAAAGTCTCTCTCCAAAGGAGGACAACTTATTGTTGGACTCGACTCTGATCGAAAGATCTCAGTTGATAAAGGTCCAACAAGACCGATAAATAATTTCAATGATCGTAAGATACTTCTGGAATCAATTCGATACGTGGACATGGTATTGGGTTTTGACACCAGGGAAGAGTTGGAACAACTCATTGAAATGTACAAACCAGACATTCTTATAGATGGAGGAGATTGGAGGAACCATGATGGAGTGGGTAGACATTATGCAAAGGAAGTTAGGTTTTTCAACCGAATCGGAGGATACTCCTCCTCAGGAATCATCAATCGAATACAAGGCAAGTGATCCAATTAAGTTTGTCTCCAAAGGATGGGGATATGAAAAGTGGATTGCCAATTGTTCTGAGTATTGTGGAAAGATTCTTTTCATTGCACAGGGAAAGAGATGTTCCTGGCATTATCATCAAAACAAAGATGAGGTTTTCTATGTCCAACGTGGTGTAGTTGAAGTCATCTATTCTAAAAATGATAATGATGAAATCGCAGACAAGATTCTCTTATGTGAGGGAGACAAGTTTCATGTTCCTCGTGGCATGAGACATCAGATGTATGCTCTTAGGGATGCAGAGATTCTTGAGATCTCTACTGAACATCGTGATGAAGACAGTCACAGAATCAAGAGGGGTGACTGATGAGATATTGTTTTGATATTGATGGAACCATTTGTGATACACCAGATGGGAAATATCACTTATCCACACCTAAACAAGATGTTATAGATAGAATCAATCAACTTCATGATGAAGGTCACTATATTATTTTCCAAACTGCTAGAGGATCTAAAAGTGGAATTGACTGGAATGAAATCACAGTTACACAATTAGATCATTGGGGAGTAAAATATGACTGGTTAATGCCGATGTTCAGTAAACCTGATGCTGACATCTTTATTGATGACAAAGGAGTGAACATTGAGGATTGGATGAATGGATAAAAACAAATCAGTTTATAAACTCAAAGGGATTGGGCCCATTTATTATTTGAATCTGGATGGACAACCAGAACGTAGACAATACATGGAGGATCAATTTAAGTATTGGGAGATTGATAACTACACTCGAGTGTCTGCCTATGATGGTCGTGAAGATGACCTGAGTGATATTCTGAAGGGTCGTTATCCCGACATGATGACATCTGGTGAGATTGGATGTACCACCTCTCACCTTAAAGCAATTAAACAATTCTATGAGACTGGTGAACCCTATGCAGTCATCATGGAAGATGATGTTAGTTTAGACCTTGTAAGGTTTTGGAATTTTGAATGGAGAGATTTTTATTCTAAGATTCCTTATGACTGGGATGTGTGTCAGATTGCAATCATTTGTACAGGAGACATTCACATCAAGGTTCACAAGAGATTTGTGAATGAATTCTCCACAGCTTGTTATTTAATTACAAGACACCATGCTGAGAAACTAATTAGACTCCACTGTAGGGAAGACAAATACAAACTTGATAATGGAGTCAAACCAAGACCAGTTGCTGACGATCTTATCTACAATTCAGGTAACACCTATGCTCTTCCTCTTCTTCTTTATCGAACTGAACTGGGATCTTCTATTCACCCTGACCATGTGGATGCTTTCCACAAGGGTAATTATGAAGCTCAGTTAAACTTCTGGTCTCAGAAAGGAGCACAGATGTCTGCAAGTGACATTATGGATTATGATCCTTATCTGGGTCGTGTCACCACTTCCACACATACACAACCAGAAACTAAACAAGATTAGAATAATTTCTTATTATAAATAAACATTCGTGGGGACATTTCTTCACAGAATGAAACAAACAACCCTCAACTACTCGCGAGTTTGTTTAAACAAACAGGGACACGTCGAGTCCCTTTCCATCCGTGGATATTATTCACGAGAAAAATAGAGGTATCTAAAATGATCAAATCTGTATTCGCAGCAACTGCTGCTCTGTCCATGTCCGCCGGTGCTGCTTTTGCAGGTCCCTATGTGAACGTCGAGACCAACGCTGGTTGGACTGGCGATGACTACACTGGTGCTGCTACTGACTTCCATGTAGGTTTCGAAGGTGACCTGGGTGAGGACGCTGGTTGGTACATCCAAGGTGGCCCTACCATCGTTGCTGAAGACGGTCTGGAGAACGAAACTGAGTTCTCTGGTAAGGTTGGTGCATCTGTAAACGCAACTGATAACCTTGGTTTCTATGGTGAGCTTTCAGCTATCACCGTTGGGCAAGAGTTTGATGATCTGGGTGTTGGTGCTAAGTTGGGTGTCAAGTACACCTTCTGAGTTACTGAATAACTTTTATAAATCAGGGGAGGTCACTCCCCTTTTTTTATGTTAAAATTTCTCAGGGTTTTATTTCATCCTGTGACTTCTTTAAATCTTGTTTTACTGGGGTCTTTGATTGTTATAGGAAACATTCACAATCATGCTCATTATGCAATGGACATTGACACACATTCTTATGTAAGAAATTGGTGTAAGAAGAATATAACTGAATGTAAAAGATTTATTTCATCTAATGACTACTAAGTAATTAGACTTAGATGTGGAAACCAAGACAGACAAATTAAAAAATGTCCATTTTGTTGACTGAAAAGTTAAATTATTATAAAATAGTAAACATAACTTAACAAAAGGAGTTTATGATGACGGTAACAACGAATGAAAGGGGACAACAAAACATGTGGGCTACTGAACCTGCAATGTATATGACTGATGAGGATCGTGCCAAGTATGGTATGGAGTCTCACAATGAGCGTGCAGAGAAACTGAATGGTCGTGTAGCCATGTTGGGTTTTGTTGCTGGACTCATTTCTTACATGACTACTGGTAGTTTCTTCTTCTTTGGAGCGTTTGGATTCTGATGGAAACTTCTTTGATTGAACTACTCACTGTAACAAGGAACACTTGACAATGACTTCAACAATTTTTACAATCACATCGATTGCATTTTTTGTCCTATTGGGTTACGCAGTCCAACAATTATCGGAAACTTACTAATGGCATTCAAAGTTACACTCAAAACACCTGAGGGTGTAGAAACTCAAATTGAGGTTCTTGAGGACCAATACATTCTTGATGCAGCAGAGGAACAAGGTATTGACCTAAATTATTCATGTCGTGCAGGAGCCTGTTCTTCATGTGCTGCTAAGATTATTTCAGGAACAGTTGATCAAAGTGATCAATCGTTCTTAGATGATGATCAGATTGAAGAAGGATTTGCTCTTTTGTGTGTATCTTATCCAACTTCTGACTCAGTGATTCTTACTGAACAAGAAGAACATCTTTACTAATATGCCAAATCCAAACGCTCTCTATGAAGATCTAAGGAAACTCAACTCTCTTTATGAAGAGTTATGTTGGGATCATGATGATGAACTAATCTTTACCCATGATGGTGAAGAGATTATAATTTTCAACAAAACAAAGGAGAAAACTAATGAACGAAAACGCAGAAAGGATTAATGGCTGGGCAGCAATGCTTGGTGTCATTGCAGCAATGGGTGCATATGCAACAACAGGGCAGCTGATTCCTGGTATTTGGTGATGGGATTCCTTGCAGTAGCAGCAATCATGATGGTTGCTTTTGGTGCAGGAGCAATGCTTTCACAGTCTGGTGATGAGTCATGAGTACGTGGTCATATCTAGGTTTACTAGTAGGATTCGCAATAGCATTTGTTCTCACATCACTAGGAGATGATGATGATAATGGTCCAGATAAAGGGATCATGCAACCAGTTTATCAGGGGTCTAATTGACCCCCTTTTTTATGCTCTTTAATGATTTAAAAAATAAATAAATCAACTGTAACTACCAAACCATGACAGAAGAAGTAAAAGAGAAAGCTCAACAAGAAAAGAAAAAAGGTTTTCTTGGTAAGATTAAAAATGCTGCTGAGGATCATGAAGGTCAATTAGAAGCCATCAGCACCATGGTTCGTCTTGGTATTCTTGTTTGGTCTGGGGGAATTCTCACACTTGCATATATCAAACTTCCTGCTGCTCTTGGTATTCCAGAACAGAAACTGGATCCCACCTTTATTGCATCAGTCTTTACTGGAGTTTTAGCAACCTTCGGTGTTCAGACTGCAAAGAAATCTAATGATGGTACAATGAAGATGAATGGTGCTGCTGCTGGTGGTGCTTCTATCACTAAAGAAGATCTTGAGAAATTGATTGCTGCTGCAGCACAAACTGCACCTGCTCAAACAATTAGAATTGAACAGGCACCAGTTCAAATTTCTACAGTAGCACCTAAGAATGATGGTGAACCACCTGTTATGCCAACCATCTAATGTCACCAAGAATTGAAAGGATTCCATCTCCTGTTATTGAGTCATTACCACCTCCTGTTGTAGCACCAACAATCTTACCAAGACCTGTTGTTTCTGGAATATCACCACCAGTTATTGACATTCCTGGAGTGGTTATTGATTATCCTACAATTGATGTTCCAACCAGAGAGGAATGGGAAGGTGTTGTTGGTGGTGAGACCCCTTCAGAATCCCCTGTAACACCAACAAGACCAGGTTTAGACACAAGAACTCCACCAACACCAACCATCAATGTTGGGGGGTTAGATGTTCCTGCTGTTGATGCGGCACCTTTGGTGACTGCTGGGGCAACTGCAGTTGTCACAACTGTGGTTACTTTAGGTGCAACTCTTGCTGTTGGTCAAGCCAAACAGATGTTGGAACCATTAGCCAAAAAAATGATGGCACCTAAGAAAAAGAAGAAAATTAAGATTAAACAAGTCAAACCTGTCCTTCACTTTGTTGAATCTGCAGAAGGGGTTGAGATTATTGAATATTCACAAAAAGGAATGAAGATTTTGGAAAGTAATATTGATAATCTTGAACAATACCTTAGAGATCAAGTTGATCTTGATACTCTTTGGGAGTTAGATAACAAACTAATTATTGATGATGCTTTGGCAAATAAGATGACCAAGGAAGGTGTTAAAAGATTCAAAAAGTATTTTGCTTCACCAAAAATTATTGCAAAGAAACTTGGGGCAAAATTTGCTTTTTGATTTCATAATTGCCTGAAAATTTTTTCTGTGTAAATTTACACCCTATTAGTTTTTTCTTACTGGTAATGTAAGTTCCATTGTAATAGAGAGAAGGATTATAAATCCAAAGATAAAGACACTACTCATTGTTTGGTTCACTAAAGGGACTTGGAATGAGTTGATAGGCCATTTTGTCTCTCAACTCATTGATTCTTTTTTCATCAAAGTGTGAGAAGTTTGGATGTTTCTCAACTTTCTTATAATAATGAAGGGCATTTAGGATGATTACATAATCCTCCATTGTAAGTTCAAAGGAGTGTTCCATTTGTTCTGCGAATTTCTTTAAGTTCTTCAAAGTTCTTTTGTTTGGTTCCGCCATCGTATTCCCAAGCGTAGCCTTCCGTAATCATTTGCTCATTGAGGGAGAGTTCTGCGTCACCAATGTACAACCACCCAAGTAAGCGACCATACTTGCCCATGCCGCCGACAAGCTCAGTACGAATAATAAGGTCATCATCACCACTAATTGCTCCTTCTAATTTTTCTTTTAACCAATTTGTTGCATCATATCCCAATGCTTTCTCTTCTTCATCTTTTGTTCTCTTCTCAGGTGTATCAACTCCTGCAACTCTAACTCTTTC